GCTCCTGGGGTTGCCTATGTTGATAGTATCAATCGATCTACCAGCGCAGGTTTTCCCTGGAATAAATCCAAAAAGAACTTCATAGTTCACCTCGCTCCCGAGCGTGGCTGTGAAGAACCCATCACTTTCAATGATGAAATCCTTTCCAGGATCTCCAATATCGAACTAGAGTACATGGGAGATCGCAGGGTTTACCCTGTGTTTTCCGGCACTCTCAAAGATGAACCAGTCACTCTGGCCAAAGCGAAAGCTAAGGAAACCCGAGTGTTTGCTGGTGGACCCATTGACTGGGGAATTGTGGTGCGCAAGTACTGCTTATCCTTTGTCAGGGTCCTTCAACGCAACACATTCTGTTTCGAAGCAGGACCTGGAACCAATTGCCACTCCAATGAGTGGGGTCAAATCTACAAGTACCTCACACAACACGGTGAAGACCGAATGGTTGCTGGTGATTACTCCAAATTCGACAAACGTATGAATTCTGCCGTCATTCTAGGCGCTTTCAGAATCATTCATGATCTCTGCAAGGCATCTGGTAACTTCGACGAAGATTCTCTTCGATGTATCCGTGGTATTGCCACTGACACAGCGTTCCCAATGATGAACTATCGTGGTGATTTGATCGGACTTTACGGAAGTAACCCTTCTGGACATCCTCTCACAGTCATCATCAATGGTCTTGTCAATTCCATCTACATGCGATATGTATATAAATTATTGAATCCTGAGAAAACTCTCGATGGTTTCAAACAAAATGTTTCGCTTTTCACGTATGGTGATGACAACATCATGGGTGTTAGTCCCGCAATCCCCTGGTACAATCATACTGATATCCAGGCTGCTTTTGCTTCGATAGATATTAAGTACACTATGGCTGACAAACTTGCCGTCAGTGTGCCCTATATCCACATTTCTGAGGCCTCTTTCCTGAAAAGGAAATGGGTCTACGATGAAGATCTCAAGGACTACGCTTGCCCGTTGGAGCACGATTCAATCAATCGAGCTCTCACTGTTGGTCTAGTCTCAAAGTCTATTCCCAAGGAAGAACAAGCTATCGCTGTTCTGACTTTTGTAAACAATGAATATTTCTTTTATGGACGAAAAGTTCATGAGGAAAAAAGGAATTTGATCTTGACCGCAGTAAATGAGTTGAACCTCGTTCACTGGGTCGCGGATATCAATAAGACATTCCCAGTTTATGATGCACTTCTACAAAGGTGGAAAGTTTCATCTGGACTGATTACTGTCTAATTGATAACTGCGACTGCCATGTCGTTAAACTGGCAAGGGCCTTTGAGTGAAGGTCCGATTGTAAACCAAAATCACTCTGTACAAAGATAGTTACCCAATTGTAAATAAATTAATCTTGTTAATCCACGTTTTATATTGATGGATCTTGTACATAACTCTGCCTGAGCAATCCTCAAAATCCCTATTTAGGGAAGAGTTTGGCTGAACTCACCCGATTAACAAGCACTCCGTTGGGACTGAGTTATCCCTCTGGTTTTATACCAACTTGCTTCTAC